GGTTGTGAATGTTTGATTTTCGAAGTCATCCTCGTTCTTTACGAGAATGCCGTCGCCATTGGCGTTGGCGTTGAGCTGTCCTGCATTTGCGGTACGCACGACACGAAGGTCGTTGGAGTACTGCAGAAACTGCGCCGCTGGCATGAAATACTTGAATGTTGTGTCGTTTGGTTCAAAGAAACGATTTACCAACTGATTTTCGGAACCGATCTGCACGATTTCTTCAACGGGACCCCAGGCAAAAGAACCTGCGATTGCACCGATAGAAGTCGAAACTGCCGGAACCACATTGGTAAGATCGATCTCTTTGACTTCTACGCCTGGAGAGACCATGAACATATTTTGTTCCTCTTTAGTCAGTGATACTTATATGCGATTTCATAATACGGTTGTCTTCATTAGAACTATTTATAAATAACGAGATTTCTCAGAAAAATGTCCCGAACTTATCATCATCTCCGCGAGTCCAGACGTCCCCATCAATAACCTCGATATTTTGATCCAGACCGTTATCAATCTCACCGAACGGCAAAACGTCGTCTTCGATCATTCTCATCTGTTCTTCGTACATCATCTTCTTGACATCGACATCGGTATAGTCAACAAATAACGGTGTACTGGTAAACCACGCGAAAAGAACCAGATTCATCACCAGATCGTCGTGATTTCCGTTTGATGCCTCGTATGATGAACCCTTTGCAATGAATGTCGACAGTTCAAGAATCGTATCCGCATCACGAATCTGCAGTTGATCCTGTTCAACCAGATCCTTGATCGTAGATGTGCCGATACGTTTGATCTTGCGAGTCATCGTCACACCGATAGACCCTGACTTGACCGCAGACTCAACAAACACATTCTCATATTCAAGTTCATAGTACAGACCATTACAGACGACCTGACCCGCGTCATTCGATTCGATGACGACATACGCCTCGTTATAGGTCTTTGCATACTTGTATATCACATCAGGAAACAGAAGAGGCGACATCATATTGTCGCGAAAGACCGCGACCTGTCGAAAAGGTTTGGTTGAGACATCGATGATATTAAATGTCGAATAGTCCTGACCACGACCTTTTGCAACATCGACAAACATCATATAATCCGATTCAGTGTTTGGTCTCTCGTATACCTTGACTCCGTCCTGTTCATAGATCGGATTCTCGGCCTGCAGACTCAATAGTTTGTTACCAGAGATCAGAGTATTACCCGACCCGATAAAGTCTACATCATACTCTTGTTTGAACTGCAACTCAGACGTGTTTGCGATCGTCTCTTGTTTCCACTTCTCGTCACGTCCTGGTACGTCCCACCAGTTGACGGTGAACGGATTAAAGTTGTTTGTCTTCTGTACCGCACCTTCCCAGAGTTTATGAAAGACGTTTCCAACTCCGTTCGGTGTCGAGGTGATAACGATCTTTGTGTCTTTACCCGACGAGATAACCGGATACGTCGAGGTGTAGAACTCGGAGTCATTATTGACAAACGCAAACTCATCTAAAAAAATTAAACTGCAGTTATGACTAATAACACCATTAGTTAAAAATGAATGAGTTTCTTCTACATTATAGGCGTCGTATACTTCTATACCTTCTGGAAATTGAACTATTTCTTTTGATTCGATTCCTATATTCGGATACAAAATATCGTGTATACTCAGGTTCTCTGCTTTTTTAAAAGAACCATTACTTAATAAAAATTGATGATCGTTTGTACAATCGATATAAGAATCAACAGAAAAAAAGAATCTTACAAGAGACTTAGCAATTCCTTGTGATATAAACCCATCAAAGTTTTTAAATCCTTGTTCACTTAGTATTTTCATTAGGTTTTAAATAACCTCTTTTGAACCCTTCAGGAATAGGTTCATCTTTATGAATCATTCTTTTTTCTTTCGTAGTAGGGTTATGAATATAGACCTTACCTAAGTTATGTGGTCTCTTGCCTTTTTTGGCAACCGACATTTTTTTCTTAGATTCTTCTGATCTTTTCATACCCCGATGAGTTTCAGCGGTTTTTTTAATTTTTTTTGGATTTTTATTGATCTTATCGACCCATTCTTTCGATTTAGTGTGACCAGTAAGCGATTCACTTCTTTTCTTTCTTTGATCAGGGCCATGAGTAGAATTATACCACTCAGTGTATTCTTCTTCAGACATATTGGAGAAGAAATTTAATCTTGCATCACTAATTTTTTGTTTAGTTTCTTCTGAGAATGTTTTTCCAAAATTAACATCTCTTAGTTTCTTTCTTGTCTCATCGGTAATTGATCGATTTGCAAGATTACTAAGTGTTCTTTCACGATATTCCGGATCTTTCCATCTCTGTTTACTTTTTTCCGAAATCTTTCGTTTTGATTCTTCAGTATGATTACTTTTCCCAAGATGTTTTTCTCTAATTTTAGACTTTGTCTCGTCGGAATGAGTTTTGCCATAGAACCCATTGTTTTCACCATATAAAATACATGCATCGCCACCGATACTTAAATTATAAGTATCATTTCTTTTCACATATTCTTCGTTTACAATCTTTTTTTCGTACTCAAGAGCTTCTGTAGGATTATTAAAAAAATATAAAATCTCTCTTATAAAAGATTCTGGGCCGTATTTTTCAATTGCTCTTTTGAGAAGTTTACCTGATCCCAAATATCCATCATCTAAATTGTCGGTTCCATGATATCCAATATATTCTTTACCGTTTACAATATTTGTGGTCTTATACACAAAGTTGTATTTTTTAGAATGACTCATATTATGTTTTTTCTCGATGAATTTGGTTTCATTTTTATTTATATAGTTAGCATTTTCAATCGAGGTATAATAAATGTCACCATTTTCAAGAAGTGCACAAACTCGAGTATAATCTGGAACACATGACATACCACGAATCGAACTCGAGGACGTGGACGACGAGATAATCTTCGAGTTATTCGAGAACTCAATCGACGTCTTGTTGAGTACCTTACATCCGGGTTGGAGAAAGAACGGAAGATTCTCTAACATCAGAGTAATACGACCGAGCATCTCCTTTGCAGTCGCGCCCTTGTTCGCAAGAATCGCGACGGTTTTCTCTGGATAGAAAATCGCATACCACAGAAGATATGCACACGAGGTGATTGACTTACCACTTTGTCTACATGCTAATACTATAGAGAATCGATTATCGTTGAAGTGATTCACCATCTCTTGTTGATATGGATATAACTTGAACGGAACCAGACCATCGTCAAGAGAGATGACCTTGACATAGTTCTCTGCAAAGTATACCGGATCTTTCAGACAACGAGCATATTCGTTGATCTTGTCCTGAGTCCACTCTTCTTCGACACCGTCTCTCTTGATATTCGAGTTGCCAAGGTATGAGATCGGCGAGTTATTATTCGACATTCGCGGATCAGACATATCAGTCCTCTTCGATGTCGTCAGAGTCGTCTTGGTCTATTGTCGTTGACTTTTCGTTGATACGGTCATGTAACATACGTTGAAGATCGGTGGTCGATCCAACATACACGTTATTCTGAGTCATATTACCATTACCAGGTAACTGTTTCTGATCGATGAGACGGACTTCCTTTTTCTTCTTTTGAAGTTCCATCAGTCGATCCGCAACCTCTGCGTTCTGTTTCAGCATATTCGAGAGAACTTCAAACGCACGTGGGTGCTCGGACTCACGTGCAAGGTCGAGCATCAGATCGATCGCCTCGTCACCCTTCTCGGCCAGGTTGTAGTACTTCGACCGAGCGTAATCGTAGTCGTCCTGAATCTCATTGTTGTTTTCATTCTCGTCGTTCATAACAGTGTACTTATATTCTTTTCAATAATTAGATTGCGTAACGGATGATGACGATACCGGAGCCGCCATCGCCACCTGCAGAAGTCCCACTACTTCCTCCGGCTCCGCCGCCGCCAGTAGCTGCTTGACCTGCTTCACCGTCAATCCCATTATCTGCACTAGTATTGCCCCCGCCCCCAGCTCCTCCGCTAAACGCAAAGTTTATATCATTAGAAGAACCACCGGCTCCGCCGCCTCCAAAGAAACCATTATCCCCAAAGGAATTGGTAAAAGTGGATGATGCATCATAGCCGTCGCC